TAATAAATCCAACAGGAGACACAGGATACAATACTCTATATGTTGGTGCTGGTCCAATGAACCTTGAACCAATTATGCCAGTTGGTGCTGTTCAATATACAATTCAACTATTCGGTAAGTTTACAGGCTCAACATCACCAATACAACCATCGCCTACCCCAACTCCCACCCCAACCCCAACACCAATAACAGGACCTTGTGGTGCTGAACCTGGTGCTTGTAATTCATATTCTGTAACAAATCAAAACTTTAACCCTATTGAAATATCATATTGGGATTGTCCAACAAGTAGATATATTACAGCAATTGTTGGTGGTCAAACCACATTCATTATAAATTGTTCTTGTTTAGATGGTATTGCGTATGAGGGTGAATTAATCATTGTATTAAATGGTGATTGTATTTCAGACATACCTTGTTTAACTTGTTATGATATTACAATTTATAATGATAATGGTGAGGAATCTTGTTCATACACTTATTATGATTGTGATACACAAACATATGTTACCGTCACTCAAGCACCATTAACAGGTAGAAATATAGATTGTGCTTGTCCAACAATACAAGAATCGTGTGATGGATTAACGGTTACACTAAATGAAATCTGTTCAGGACCAACTCCCACTCCTACACCATCAAGACCACCAAATACTTTGAACTGGTTCTTCAGCACACAACTTGGAGTGTATAATGCGAATGTAACATTACCAACATTACAAATCGTTCAACAATCAACTAGCACAACATTAGTTGGAACGAATAGTTTCGGTAGTGGTGTTGTGTATTTCTATTCAGGTTACTTGGATATAACATCATCATTCACATACGAAAATAATGTTGGTAGTATAAACGACTTGGCTATTGTTGCTGGAACATCATTAGGTGATGATACCTATGGAAGATTAGATATTCCTGCTCCAACTCCAGGAACAACATACACATTAACTGATTCACCATATATTCCAGCATCTGGCAACATATATGTAACAATTATAACATCTTAAATTATGGCAATAAAACCACAACCAGTCCCTACTACCTATGTGTTAGGTAATTGTTCAGGATACACACCAGTATCCGAAATATTCACAATAAACATTCAACCTGTTTGTAATAGGTCGGGTGTTACTATGTATCAATTTATGTGGAAAAACAGATATGGTCATTACGATTATTATTTGTTTAGAGCAGGTAAAGATGAAGGGTTAGATATTTCAAGAGAAGTGTATAAGGAGTGGAGTGTAAATTGGGGTGGTGAGAACCCAAGCAAAGAGCCATACTCAAGAGGAACAGTTGATGCGACAGTATCTATCGTTGAAACACATATCGTCAACACAGGGTTTCTAAATCAACCGGACTTTATGTTCTTGGAAGAACTTTATACATCAAACGAAGTATATGAAATCCAACAAGATGGAAACTTAAGACCAATAAACATAGTCAATACAGAGTTCATTAGAAAAAACAAAGGTAATAGAACAATTACCAATTTAGAAATGACTTATGTGTATAGCAATAACATTGCGTTAATGAACTAATATGGATACCAGTTTAATTTTATACTTAAATGGTCAATGGAAAACTGTAGATTTATATGAGGACTTACCAATTTCTGTCGTTATTCAAGAAACAGATATTACAGATTTTCAAGGTAGGAAATCCCCATACTCAAAACAATTTTCTGTTCCTGGAACAAACAATAACAATAGAGTATTTGAAGAATACTTTGAGGTTAATGGAATTGACTTTGACCCTTTATTAAAAATATCATCAGTAGTTCAATACAGAGGAACAGATATATTCAACGGAACATTAAGATTACAAGCAGTTGTTATCAACGATAATTTTATTGAATATGAGGTTTATATTATTGGTGAGGTTGGTGATTTCATTTCAGAGATTAAAGATTTAACATTACAGGACTTAAACTTTTCTGACTTACAACACGAATTAACTTATGATAATATCGTAACATCTTGGGCTGCCAAGAACAATGATGTTGATGGATTGTTTGGTGGTAAGATTGTTTATCCAATGGTGAATCAAGGATTACCTTATCAAGCAGGAGTTCCTGATTTCAGTTATAGTTTTAGTTCAGCAGATAATGGGTTTGCGTTTTCAGGAAATCCAATTAGTCCAAAGTTCTTTAAACCAGCAATAAGATTGCGAGAGGTTATGAATAAAGTATTTGCCCAAACAAGTTATAATATAACATCACCATTCTTTGATACAGATTATTTCAAGTCCATTTATATGGATACATTCCAAAATGGTGAGTTATCACTTAATGTAGCATCAGCAGTCACAAATCAAAACCTATTTTTATCTTATGGTGGAAATAGAAGCATTAAGTATGAAGGGGGAAGGATATTTCCATTACCATTTACACTCAACTTACCAGGAACATACGATTACTTAAATAACTTTTATAATGCCGATGGTGGTAGATTTAGAGCACCATACACAGGACCATATTCTTTTAACACAAGATTCAATTATACATCAAAAGATATTCTTCAAGTTAATGGTTCGTTTAGAGTTGTAGCAATGACTGGAACCAGTTCATCAAACTTAACTACTGTTGTTTGGCAAAGTCCCGAATATAATGTTGGTTGGAGATTAGTTGGTGGATTACAAAATGGTTCGGTAAATGAATTCTTTACATTAACTATGGCACCAGGAACCTTTGTTGGATTATTTATTCAAGAAGAAGATGATGTTATTTCATTTAGTTCTTCCCGTAGATATGTTTTAACTCCATTTAATTCTGGTGGTGTTGTTGACCCATACATTAGATGGGACTTATATTATTCACCACCATTAACAGGAACACAACTTGTGGATATTAAACTTGGAATATCAAATCTTAATTGCGTTGATTTATTGAAGGCAATAATCACTATGTTTAACTTGGTTATAGTTCAACAACAAGGTAGTAGAGAAATAAAGATTGTTCCTTATAACGAATATTATAATGAGCCAGATAGAATTGAAAGAAATTGGACACAAAAATTAGATTTAACATCATCATATAGAGTTGAACCATTATCTTTTGAGTTACCAAAAGAATTAATCTACACATACGCTCAAGGTTCAGAAGAATATTTGAATAAGATATTTGAGGACATCAACGAATATAACTTTGGTAGATACAGATTTGTTTCAACATCAAACTTATTGACCTCAACACAAACATATGAATTACCTTTTGCTGCTTTACCAACATCAGGTCTTACATCAGCAATAAATTATGTTATACCTCACACATATCGTTTATTAAATAATCAACAAGCAGCATATACAGCCAAACCACATATATTCTTTTGGGCTGGTAATAGATTTGCTTACAAAGACGCACTTAAACAAGTCAAAGGATATTGGTATATGTATGATGATGATTTAAATGTTGTTCAAAATACAACTTATCCTTGTATTTCACATATGTCTTCATTAGACATTTATGACCCAAGATATGTTTCTGATTTAAGTTTTGGTAGTCAGTTTGATTTCTATAGTCAGAACAATCCATATCCCGTATCAACGACCCCTTACACACTCTATAATTCTTTTTGGAGGGATTATGTAGACAACAACTATTCAAATGAAACCAGACGATTTACAGGTAGGTTCTACCTATATCCTTTGGACTTATACGAGACAAAGTTAACAGATAAAATATTTATCAAAGATTCGTTCTATCGTATTGAAAAAATAAATGAAGGTAATTTAATTGAACCATCATTAACTGAAGTATCTTTAATTAAAGAACGAGGTGGATATTATACAATCAATCCACCAGCACCATTCTATTTTATAACACCAAACGCACCATACCCATCATTTGATGATATAAATGTATTCACAAGTTTTGTTAGTTTAGATTCGTTTTTGGTGTGTAATGGAACAGCACCAGTTACCAGTCTTTTTAAACAAGGTAGTGGACCATTCCAAGATGGAACAATAGTATACACATATGATGGAACAACTTATGTTCCTGTTCCTCAAGGCACATTTGTAAGATGGACTAGTGCTGTAAATACTTATGTAGTAATAAACAATATAGGACAAATAATCCAAGCAACTTGTTAAAATGGCAGAAAAAGTAATAGGTCTTCGTATTCAACTAAATGGTTTTGATGGTGTAGTAACCAGTATAAAACAATTAGAGGAAGAATTAAAGAAGGCAAAAGAAGACCTTAATCAATTAGAAATTGGTAGTAATAACTTTAAGGAACTACAAACTCAAATATCAAATACCGAAGGAAAATTACAGGGTCTTAAAAAGGCGTCTGAAGGGATTGGACTTGAAAAACAATTAGAAGGTTATGGTAAGTTAGCCGGTGGTATCACATCATCGTTCGCTGCGGCACAAGCAGCAGTATCTTTATTTGGTGCTGACTCTACTGCTGTTGCTGAAGCAGCTGCCAAAGCACAAAGTATTTTAACATTAGCGTTATCCGCTCGTGGTATTCAGGAAACATTACTCGGAGCAGAAATTGTTGCCAGAACTATTGCTGAAAAAGCAGCAACTGCTGCGACACTAGCAACCAACAACGCACTCAAATTATTATACACAACAATCGCAACAAATCCAATAGGAGCATTAGTTGCTGCGTTAGGATTATTAGTTGGAGCGATGATTGCCTTTAACTCTGAATCAGAACAAACTATTGATACACAAAAAGAACTTGGTAAGGTAACATCTGATGAAGCAGTTAAATTAAAAACCTATGGTCGTATCCTTCAAGATACCACCTCAACGAACAAACAGAGGAAAGAAGTTATACAGGAGTTGAATAAAATCTATCCTGGTTTTAATGCTTTAATCGGTGCTGAAAATAAATTGAATGAAGATGGTAAAAAGTTTTTAGATGCCAAAGTTCAATCATTAATATTAGAAGCACAGACAAAACTTATTATCCAAAAGATTGCTGAAAACAATAATAAAATTATTGAAACAGAAAACCAATCACTTGAAGATAATGTATCATATTGGGAAAGTTTAGGAAATTCACTTTTAAGTTTTGGTAATAATGTTGAAGCAGCAAATAAAGATGCTCAAACTGCTTCTAAAAACAGAGAAGAAAGCACAGGTAAGATTACTACTGAAAATGAAAAGTGGTATAACTCATTAAAAAAGGTATTTGAAACATCAGGTAATTTAGATGATATATTAGACCCTATCACGAAAAAGTTATTGGCTCAAGCAAAAGCCGAGGCTGATTTGGCAAACAAAACAAACGATGCCAATAAAGCAACAGACGCACAAATCGCAACACAAAAAAGATTAGAAAATCAATTAACATTAACCGAAAAGTTATTTCAATCTACATTAGAACAAATTAAAGATTTGGTTGATATTAGTAAAATTGATGTTGAAACCCCTGAAATTATTAAAACATTAGAAGAGATATTAAACGCTCGTAAAGGATTAGTTCCTGATACAATAGTAGATATATTTAATAAATTAGGATTTTCAATAGGAGAAGCAAATGGGGCATTAGTTACATTTGGTGAAGATGGTGAACAAATAATGAACAAGATTGGTATTATTGCTGGTGAAACCGTAAATACTATTCAAGATGTCTTTGGTGAATTTTATAATGGGTTAAGAAAAGATTTAACAGAATTCGCATTACAACAAAGTGTTGATGATTTTGCTTTAAGTGTTGGACTTATTATAAACAAAGCACAAGTTAAATTAAACGAAGGTAGTATAACTAAAGTAGCGTTTGATGCTTTAATAAAAATTACTGACCAATATAAAGCAATAAATAAAATCATCAAAGAAATACCAGGTATTGAAAAACTTTTTGGTGTTGAAGAAATTGAAAAGTTTTTAGAGTCACAAAGAAAAATTAGTATTGCTACAAATGAAATTGGATATGAATTTGATAGAACAACTGGATTACTTAGTAAAGTATCAAAGTTAGGTATTGTTTATAGTAACGAAATTGAAATAGAAACAGAACAAATAGAAAAATTCACTAAAGGTATTGCGGATTATTATACAAAACAATATGATGAGTCCAATAAAGCATTTAAGGAAGGTGTTAAATTTTCAAACTTAACTAAAGACCAACGAAAACAATTAGAAGAAGCAGCAAAAGAAGGTGGTGTTAAACTTCAACAAATCATCAAAGAAATTTCACAAGTGTCTGCTCAAGGATTAAAAGAAATTCTTGGAAATGTTATTAAAGAAGAAAATGAAATTAGAGAATTCTTATTTCAAGCACAAGAATTAAAGAAAGAAGCAAGAGCAATTGATGCTGTTGCTGTTAAGGGAGCGTTACTTAATAATCTTCAATTACTATCTGATGTTACACAAAAAGAAAATAAGATTGTTATTGATACTAAAAAAACAGAAGCAGAACAATTAACTGCTCTTGAAAATGATTTAGCACTTAAGGGTATAGACATTTCTAAATACTCTGAAGAAGAAAAGTTAAAGATATTAAAGTATTATTCAGAAGAACAAGTTAAGGTTACTGATGAAACTGAAAAGAAGAAACAGGAAAAGATAAAAGATACAATAGATAAACTACAAATAAGTTTATCTACGATATCAAAAGGTTTAAGTGATATAGCATCATTAACAGCACAATCATTCCAAATCCAATTAGACAGATTGGAGACATCGTATGGTAATACTATGGACGGGATTGTTGGTGATACTGCTGAAGCAAATCAAAAAAGAGTTGAGGCAGAAAAAGCATACCAACAAGAAAAGGCTGCCATTGAAAGGAAGGCGAGATTAGCATCGTTGAAATTTACATTAGCACAAACCATAGCGAGTGGAGCACAGGCAGTCGTTTCAGCATTATCATTACCACCACCATTTAGTGCGATTATCGCAGGTCTTAATGCTGCTGTTACATTATTACAAGTTGGTATTATTCAAACACAAATTAACGATGTTCAATCACAACCATTAAGAAGAGGTGGTGTATTATCAAATGGAATATTAGCAGGTGGGGGATTAGTATCTGGTCCATCACACGAACAGGGTGGAGTTTATGCCGGTGGTGGTTATACTTTAGAAGGTAATGAAGCAGTTATCAACAGACAATCAACATTACAATACTCTGGTTTATTAAGTCAAATAAATCAACAAGGTGGTGGTCGTCCTATTATGGTTCAATCAGCAATGGATTCAAGATTAGTTGAAGCACTGGCAAAACAAAAATCAGAACCAATTAGAGCGTATGTTGTTGAACAAGACATTACCAAGGCTCAAGGAATAAACAGACGATTGGAACAATTAGCATCGTTTTAATTACAACAAATATTTATAACTAATGGCATTAAGAATTATTGATTTAGATATTGACGAATCCCTATCAGCAGATACAAGAGTATCGGAAATTGGTTGGGTATTACAACCAGCAATAGAAACAGAGTTGATGTTTTTTTCCAACGATAGAATGGACGAAGCATCACTTAAAAAAGTTAAAGATTATATCTTGGAATATCAACCAGGTATGTTGCCAGGTTATGTGAATTATGCTACTGGTGATACCAAAGACGATATGTTAATTAAACCTGTGTTGTTTGTTGAAAGACAAGCAGGTGAATCTGCTGATGAATATATTAGTAGATGTGTTGCTTATCACATCAACAACGAAGGTATGGAGTCAGACCAAGCATACGCTATCTGTAAATCAAAGAGTGAAAACTTTTATAAAGGACAAAAAATATCATTTGACTATGATGATACATTATCAACTGCTCGTGGTATGGGATTGGCTCTACACGAGAAATTTATGGGTGCCGAGTTATACATTATTTCTGCTAGAAATAATAAACAGAGTATGTTAGAAACTGCTGATAGGCTTGGAATACCACATAACAGAGTATTTGCTACAGGTTCTAATTTAGCCAAAATACAAAAGGTTAAAGACCTTAACATATCAAAACATTACGACAATAACGAAGATGTTATTCAACAACTTGGTAATAGAGGTATTCAATTTAGTTGTTCTTGTTTGGACGATATAAGTAACACAGGACAAGAAATCTTTGCCATAATGGAAAAGTATAGCCTGATAGGTTTTATTGATGGTAACCCCGTATTTTCAACTCCTAATGAGGCAGAAATCTATGGTGAATCACTTGGTTGTAATGGACATCATAAACATATTGATGAAAATGGTAATGAGGTTTATATGGCTTGTGATGTTCACCCTAAAAAAGTTGAAGGTGAAATGTCTTTTGAATCGTATAATGACTATCCAGAGGAAGCGTCAGATAACGCTTGTAAAGTCCTTAAATGGATTGATGAGTATGGTAGAGACGAGGTTGATGGAATGAGTGAAACAGGACTTGCCAGAGCAAATCAATTATGTAATCGTGAAAACATTAGTGAAGAAACTATTGGTCGTATGGCTGCGTTTGAAAGACACAGGGAGAACTCAACCATCGCTGAAGAATACAAAGGAACGCCTTGGAAAGATAAGGGTTATGTTGCTTGGTTAGGTTGGGGTGGTGATGCCGGTGTTGAATGGGCAAGTAGAAAGTTAAAACAAATTAGAAAAGAAGAGTTTTCATTACAAGAATATTCTTTAGAGGAACTTGAAACGGTAAAGATGTTAAAGTTTTTATCTGATACAGATTATGAAAAGTTTGAGGCGATTGTTGGTTCAATGCGTGGAGCAACAGAACAAGAAATCTACAAAAGAAATCACAAGTCACCAACAATATATTTCAAGTATGAACGAGTATTATCAGGAGCACCTGATAGAGAATTCTGTTCATCAATAGAAAACAGATACTTTCGTAGATTAGAAATTGATTTATTAAGGGACACCAATGTAGAGTTTGGACACGAAGGTCAAGCATACTCAAAGTGGTTGTATAAGGGTGGTCCAAATTGTGTTCACGCTTGGAAGAAATACTTATTCCAAAACAAATCAAAATCAGATGAAGGGTTCGCAGAAGGTAAGGCAGGTATGCCACCAAAGTCAATGCCGAATAATGGATACTACTCACCAGAAACAAAAAGAAAATCAGAGGTTGCTTATATCGTATCCCAACAGAATATGTCTAAACAAATGTTTAAGGCAGACGATGAACAACGAATGATTTATACTCCACTTATGTTACCAAACATTCTTATTCCAAGAATTGAAAATGATGAAACATATTTCGTAAGATTTAAACCAGAAGTAATTGAAAAGATTAGAAATAAGTTTATGATTGAGGGTAGGTTAAGAGCCTCAAACCTTGAACATAGTGACCAAAAGTTTAACGATATTGTTATGGTTGAATCGTGGATTGTTACTGGTCCAATGGACAAAGTATATCAATTAGGATTTACAGAACAACAAGTTCCATTTGGTTCTTGGATTGGTGGTTATAAGATATTAGATACAGAAGAAGGTGATATGATTTGGAATGATTATATTAAGTCAGGAAAAGTTAAAGGTGCCAGTGTGGAGGGTGAGTTCTTATTAAAGTTCTACAAACAAGATTTTACACAAGAAGACATTATACTTGATGATATTATTAACATATTGAACCAAGTAAAATAGTTGTGTTTTTATATCACAACAAAACAAAAGTATATTTATTATACATAAACAATAAATTTAAATAATTTAAATTATGAACGCAAAACAAGCAATTGATAAAATCGCAGAATTGTTAAAATTTACATTCAAGGCTGAAAAATTCTATACAACAAAATTAGAAGATGGAACTGAAGTAACTAATAACCTAGACGAAGATTTGAAAATTGGTCAAGTATTGTATGTTGTAGGTGAATCAACACTTACACCGGCACCCGCTGGTTCGCATATAACTCGTGAAAATCTTAAGGTAACCGTTGATGCTGAATCAGTGATTATCGCAATTGAATCAGGTGACACCATCGCAGAAGATGCTGTTGAATCAAGTGCTGAAGAAATGGCAGAAGTAGGTAGTCCTGAATCAGGAATTACTGAAGAGCCAGCATCAGGAGTTGAAAGTGAAAACGATGGACTAGACAGATTATTAGGATTACTAGGTCCAATGATTGAGGAAATGACGAAAATGAAATCGGAAATGGAATCAATGAAAGGAAAAATGAGTGCTGATTTATTAGCATTAAAAAATGATTTCAATAGTTTTAAGAAATCACCAGAAAAGTTTTCTGTAATTGAAAAGAAAACTATGACTGAAACTTTTGAAGATTATAAGTTAGAACTTATTAAATCATTAAGAAAATAAACAATAAAAAAAACAAAAATTAATAAACATTATGGAAAAGAAAAAGTTTTCATTCAATTACGATTTAACAAACCTTCCTACATATAACTCATATGGTTCGGATATGTTAATCAAGGCAATTTTAGGATTAACATTACCTAAATATGCTACAATCAGACCTAACTTAAAAGGAACAACTGAAAAAGTAGGTTTTGTAACAAACGATGTTATCTTACAGGATTTATCTTGTGGATTTGACCCAACAGGTGATACAGTTCAGAACTTGGTTACCGTTGACTTATGTAATAAAAAAGTGAATCAACAATTATGTCCTTATAGTCTCTACGATACATACTTGAGTCAGTCATTAACTAATGCTAACTTTCAAGAAAATGTTCCATTTGAAGAGGTAATTTTAACAGATATTTCTAATAGAATTGCTAATCAAGTAGAAAAACAATTATGGCAAAACACAACTACAACTGGTGGAACTTATGGTTCGGCTTGTTTCGCTGGTGTTGGTCAATTAATTACATCAGGTAATGGTGCTACTCAAATCGCTTACACTGCTGCTACAGCATCAAACGGTTTAGATGTATTTTCTGCTATCTACCAAAACATTCCTGCGAATGTATTACACAGAGACGATTTAGTTATCTTCTGTTCTTACGCTAACTACAGAGCACTTGTTGCTTCTATGAGAAATAGTTCATTCGTGAATTTATTTACATTAGATAGTGCTGGTTCTACTAGTGGTGAAGAATGGTCATTAATGTTACCAGGTTCAAATGTAAGAGTAATTCCTACAGTTGGTCTTGATGGTGTTTCAGCATATTATGCTGGACCTGCTGGCTATTATATGGTTGGTATGAACAGCGAAATTATGACCGTTAAATCTATCTATGACCCATTTGAAGACATCGTTAAAATTCAAGCGCATGTTACTTATGGTTTAGGTATTTTTGATGTGGCATCTTTCTGTCTTTGTAAGTAATCAATAGTGTCGTAAGGCACATAAAAAAATAAAATTAAAATAAAAATATATTATGGCATCTTGTTATATTCAAACCGGATACACTTTAGATTGTAGAACAAGTTCTACAGGTGGTTTAAAAACTGCTTGGTTCTTGGGAGGAGTTGGAAGTGAAATCACTGGTTATACTACATCAAATGGAATGGTAACTGCTATTGGTGGAACTGGAACTTGGTTTCAATTCCAATTACCAAAGCAATCTGCTTCATTAACAGAAAACTTGGGTGTAAATACTACATCACAGTCGGTAACATTCCAACCTGAACTGGTTCTGAACTTACCGAAATTAGACACAACATTACGAGATGTTGTGGTGGATTTAGTTTCACAAAACGAAGTATATGCTCTTGTAGAAGACAACAACAACCGTTACTGGTTAGTGTTCCTTGATAATGGAGGAATTGTTTCTGCTAGTTCATTACAAACTGGTATGGCTTACACAGATTTAAATGGAGCATCTGCTCTTACTATTTCTGGTGGTGAACCTACATCAATTAGAGAAGTAGATGTAACTACTACTATCGCAGCGGTATTCACTGCGGGTGGTTTTACATTCCAATCTTAATAATTAAACTTAAAGGGGGAGTTAAATGCTCCCCTTTTATTAGCCAAAAAAAAGTATTATATGATTAAATGGGGAGGTAAAAATTGGAGACCTGGTAGTCCTGCTAAAAGACAACCAATCAATCAATCTATTGAAGAGTTAATGAAACCTTTGGGTGAAAAACTACACAAGGGTAATGTGTGGCAAGTGGTAATGAATGTTCCTGAACAAACATCTGCTCCTGATATTACTCCAAGTCCTACGCCGAGTGCTACTCCGACACCAACCATTACACCAACTAACACATCAACACCGACCCCTACTGTTACACCAACGAATACTCCAACACCAAGTTCTACACCACCACCATCATTTAGATTAAAAGCAGAAAATGGTGATTTTATTCAGACAGAAAATGGTGATTACATAAATATAGAAAATTAAAATAAATTAAAATGGCAGATATATTAATAAGCGCATTACCAACTTGGACCGGCACCGCTGCGGATTTAAGATGGTTCGTAATGAACAACAGCGGTAATACAGAAACCTTCAAGTTTAGTGGATATACAAGTCCATTTAGATATGTTAGTGATACATTAAAAAATGTTGTGTCTCTTGGAACAGGAACTAATACTATTACTTCATCAGGAGGTAATAATTTAATTGGGGGTGGAATAACTAATACAATATCATCTACTCAACTGAATGGAGTTATAATTGGTGGTAATATAAATAGTTTAATAAATGGTGGTGATAGTAATGCTATAATTGGTGGCTTCTCAACTACCATAAATGGCTCAAGTTATTGTCTTAATCAAAATCAAGGTTCAACAATAACTAGTTCTGCTAATTTTGCTATGATTGGAGGACATCAAAATAGTGCTAGTGGTTGTTTCGAGGGGGGTATGTTTGGCACTTATGCTAGTTCTATAGTAAATGGCACAGACAGCACTATATTAGGTGGTAGGTCAAACTCTATTAACGCAGGGGGAGCATGTTGTGGTGGAAACCAAATTATTGGTGGTGACACAAACGCAATCAATAATACACCTGGGTCAAAATCTACAATTATTGGTGGTAATGCTAATACTATTAGAAACACAAGTGATAGGTCATCAATTATTGGTGGTCAAAGTAATACAATATCAGGACACACAAGTGCTATTATGTTAGGTTGTTCTGGTAGAACATCTACTACATCAGTTGCTACATTTGTGGAAAACTTAGTTGTATTCAAATACGCATCATTAGATTATGCTGATGATACTGCTGCGGCAGCAGGTGGAGTTGTTCTTGGACAAGTTTATCATACTTCAGGAACATTAAAAATTAGGATTGTTTAATAAAAAAATATGTATGTAGTTGATGGAATTGCTTTTGATGAATATTATGTTGAAAGTGTTACATTAAATCTTATTAGTTGCGTTATTACATTAAATGTTATTTATCATAAGGACCAAAAAAGAATAACAAGAACAAAACAATTTATATTTCCAACAACTTGTGATGTTGATATAAATGAATACATAAAAAAAGTAGAGATTTTAATAAATGCCTGAAGTATTTTATAGAAAAAAGTTTAGTTATTATTTAGGTGAGCAAAGAGCCATAGATGATATTGTATTAGAATTTGTTCCAATTCCAAGTCCTACTCCTACGCCGAACTATTGTATGTCTGGTCTTACAGATTTTACATTATGGTTTTATACTGATTGTTGTGGAACTTATGTATCAGGAACTACTATGGGTTTATCTATCTGTTATGATAATAGATTTGCCAAAGATGGTATTGCTGGACCTTATGGTCCTTGTTCAACAAATTGTATTACGCCAACACCGACCCCTACACCAACGATTACACCAACGATTACCCCAACACCTACTAACTTACCTAATGTAATATCATCAGGGTTATTATCAAGTAATGGTTGTGGTAATACTGATATGACCGGAGCGAATTTTAGTATTAATTATAATTCAGTAAATTATCCTTGTAGTGTTTATACTGGAGGAACAGGTCAGCCGTATGAAATGAATGCTTGTATTCCTGTTTCATATCCTGAATCAGGTAATACATATGACTTTAAGATTAATTATGATTCAGGCTGGCAATCTTGCGCACTTGTTAATACTGGTCAAACACAATATGACCAAATTATTCATATTTGTGGGGCATATCAAGGTATATCGTTTGGTTCAAGGAGATGGGACGGAACACAAAATCTTTATTTAAGTGGTTCCCTTATTTCATCTCTTTCTACAACTATTAGAGTTCCATTAACAGCAACAACAAATTATGGGTGTGTAAGAGAAGTAATATTTGGTGGTGTTGATATATTCTTCCCTGTTAATAAAATAACACTGACCCCTACTCCGACACCAACTATAACTCAAACACAGACACCAACTAATACCCCAACAATAACATCAACTAATACTCCTACTAATACTCCTACTAATACTAATACTCCTACAACAACAACAACTAATACCCCTACTCCAACTGCTACTCCAGCTCCACCATTTGATGCTGATGCTGCGGCTTATTTATCAGCAATATTACTTACTGGTGGAACATTAAGTCCTACAATATCAGCAGCAACCAATACATTATTTACTGAATTAAAATCAAATAGTTTGTATAATGATATTGATGTTTTATATCTAATGGTTGGTGAAACAGCAGCATCAACAGCATTAAATGCTTTAAGAACAAAGAGTCAATTTGATATTACTTGGAGTAATGTTGGTAACTTAACATTTAATACTTCTGGTGTAACCAATAATAGTAATGGTTATGGAAACACAAACTATAATCCAAGTGTAGAAGCATCAGCAACAAATACATCGTGGGGAATATATCATACCGCAGGTAATATGGGTGGTGAAACATATTCATTTGGAGCAGCAAGCACCGCTGGTGGTGTTCGTCTTAATAATCACTATTTTGTTGGAGGTAATAATATGACCATATATGGATATAGTAATAGTTATGTTAGTATGATTGCTACTGCTTCTGCTCAAGGTTCTTGGATAGGAACATTTAATTCATCAAACTTAAAGAATTTAGCAAGAAATGGTGTTAGTTCTACCGCTGTAAGTGCTGATGGAACAGTAGCATTAGTAAACTTAAAATACTATTTATTTACACTTAATATAAATAACGCTCCATATAATCCTTTTACAGGAAGGATACAAAGTTTCTTCATAACAAAGTATTTAACACCAGCACAAGTTACAACTTTTGATACTATTATAAACACATTCCAAACATCATTAGGTAGGAACTTTTATTAACAAATATAAATAAAATAATATGGTTCAGATAGAGTCAGGAACATTTAATGAGGTGGTTGCCACTTGTTCAAGAAACAAAACCCTAACAGGTAATGTTACTTACTTGTGGTCAATGACGCACAAATTAACAAAGGAGAATTGGAAGTTTATTCCATTTAGAATTGTCCCTTCAGTTGATTATGCTCCTTCATATGATTTATTTACAATGAATGTTATAGATACCTCACCTGAAGTATTTACAGCATCAACATCTGCTAACACGGTAAATATACACTTGATTCCTGGTCAGTATTTTGTTAAGATATATGAGCAATGTTCTACTATAAACCTAAACCCTATGTTGTCTTATGATGTGGTATATGAAGGAACAGCAACAGTAAATTACTCTGGCTCACCACAAAATGAAATAGTTTCATATAGCGGAAACACAAATATATTTAAAGTATACAACGGATAATGATTAAAATAGAAAACTTAAAATTCAACAAAGCAACATTATCATCTTTTAGTGAGGTGATAAGTAAGAATGTGCCATTTATTAGTTGGGGTATGGATAACCAATTCGTTAATGAATTATATCTATTAAACGATGCCTCACCAATACAAAACGCTTGTGTTAGAAGCAAGGTAGATAATGCTGTTGGTATGGGATACATTACGGACTATAAGATTAACTTAAAAGAAAATCTTAACGATATATCCAAGAAAATATTCTATGAGTTTATAACGACTGGAAATGTGTTTTTGGAAGTAGTATGGAAACAGGATAGAAGCCAAGGATTAGCAGGTATGTATTTAATCCCATCAAGATATATGAGGTTACACAAACCCGTAGAAATGGGTGGTGATGTTACCAAATATCTTTATTGCCGTGACTGGTTAAATTGGAGAAAAGCAGGTATGGTTGAGTTTAGTGAATTCAATCCATTAAACTTTACAGACAGACAGATTATACATATTAAGAATTTCCAAAGCGGGTATGATTATTATGGCGTTCCGGATTGGATTTCTGTAATCAACGATGTAAGATTGAACCACGAAATTACTGTGTATAATCTTTCATTTATTTCTAATGGATTATCACCGTCATTGTGGGTTCATTTTAATGTTCCGGCACCAGATTCACAGAATGAACAGAATCAAATTCTTCAAGGAATTGAAAATAGATATATGGGAGCAGAAAATGCTGGTCGTGTAATTGTATCTTATGGTGAGTCAGAACAAAAACCAGACATTACTCAAATACAATCAAATGTTCAAGATGGATATTTTTCATCAATCTTTGAATTGGTTCAAAAACAAATTATGTCGGGTCATAAAATTATTGATGGTTCGTTAATTGGATTACCAAATCCTGGTGGTTTTACATCATCAGCGGAACAATTGGAAACAACATATAAGTTATTTATGAATACATCAATTAAACCATTACAAAACTTTATCAATAGAGAATTGAAACCAGTTATTCAACTTATCTATCCTGACCAAGAAATAAGTTTAGTGATAGAACAAAACCAAATATTATAATGAATAAGGTATTATTAATTTCGGAGAACACATTAAAAACTTATACTGCGATAAATGAA